TACAAGCAAGTAATGCCAATAAAATTGAAACTGTTTTAACAGGGCAACAAGGTTTGATGGATGATCCTAATGTTGTTTATAAAAAGAAGTTAGGTCAGTAATGGGTGCAAGTACAGCTAATACTGGAGGATCTTCTGGAGGATCTTCTGGAGGATCTTATGGTGGAGGAGAACGAGATAGAAAAGAACAAAAAAAAGTAGTTGATAAAGTTGCTGTTATTAAAGCAGCTGATACTGCTAAAAAAAATGAAATAGCAGCGGGTAACAATATGTATGGTGGTGCTGTTTCAAAAGCTATCAATGATAAATTAGTAGAACGAGGATATGGCAAAGCTACTGGTGGAGGCGGTACAATGCTTACATCTGAGGGATGGAAAATGAAATATGGACAATATACTCCAGGACAAGCACAAGATGGAGTGGCAATGGGTACAGGTAATTTTAAAGGAGCATTAACTTCTACATCTATTTCTAAAGAAATGTTGCAATCACAAAACAAAATGAAGGGTTTAATGGTTGGAGCTTTATCTTTAGGGATGCCAGGCATAGGCGGAACAGTAATGCGATTAGATGCTGCTAAAGCAATTAAAGATGCTGCTACTCCAGAAAAAGCACACAAAGAATATACAACACAATTTAAAGCAAAAATGAGTAATAAAAAACCACCGAAAAAATCAAACATTATTACTGATGCCATAAGTGGTGTGAAAGCTACTTTAGGTGGTGGTGATAAAAAGCAAGAGTTAGGACAATAAATGCCAGTTATACAATTACACAATAGGTATAAAAAGTTAGTTGATCTTCGATCCAATTGGGAAAACCATTGGCAAGAAATAGCTGATTATGTTCTGCCTAAGAGAGCAGACATAATAAAAGAGAGAACAAGGGGAGATAAGAGAACAGAACAAATCTATGATGGTACTGCTCTTCATGCCCTCAACTTACTATCTTCCTCCCTCCATGGTATGTTGACTAATGCGGCAACCCCTTGGTTTTCTCTTCGTTATAAAGATCCAAACTTAGCAACTGATGAAAACAATGAATGGTTAGAGGCTGCTAACCAGGCAATGTATATTGCTTTTGATAGATCTAACTTTCAACAAGAAGTACATGAGCTGTATTTAGATTTATGTGCCTTTGGTACTGCGTGTATGTATATTGAAAATGATCCTAACGATCTTTTACGATTTACAACAAGACACATTAAAGAAATTTATATCCAGGAAAATTCTAAAGGTAGAATTGATACAGTATTTCGTGAGTGTAAAATGGCTGCACGAAACATTGTGGAAATGTTTGGTGAGGAAAATGTATCAGAAAGAATTAAAAAAGTAGCAAGAGATGATCCTTATATGGATCTTACTATTGTTCATGCAGTAATGCCGAATGATGATGCTAACCCATACAAAGTAGATAACAAAAGTATGCCTTTTATGTCCGCATATTTTGATCCAGAGGACATGAAGATGATCTCCCTTGGTGGTTTTGAGGAATTTCCTTATTTGATTCCTAGATGGTCAAAATCGAGCTTTGAGGTCTATGGCAGATCTCCATCAATGATTGCTCTCGCTGATATTAAAATGATTAATAAAATGTCAGAAACAACTATTAGAGCTGCACAAAAACAAATTGATCCACCTTTATTAGTTCCCGATGATAGTTTTATTTTACCGATTAAGACTACTCCAGGGGGATTAAATTTTTACAGATCTGGATCAAGAGATAGAATTGAGCCATTACAAATCCAAGCCAATACTCCTGTTGGTTTAAATATGGAAGAACAAAGACGACAAGCAATTAGACAAGCATACTTTGTTGATCAAATATTAATGGAGCAAAATGTGCAAATGACCGCAACTGAGGTAATGAAAAGAAATGAGGAGAAGATGCGATTACTTGCTCCTGTTCTTGGTAGGTTACAAGCGGAGATGTTACGACCACTTATCTCCAGGTCTTTTGCAATACTGATGCGTCAAGGTGCATTACCACCAGCTCCAGAAGATCTACAAGGATTAGAAATAGATATTGAATATGTTTCTCCATTAGCAAAAGCTCAACGAGGTCAAGATGTCCAGGCAATTATACAAGCAATGGAAATTTTAACACCGCTTAACCAACTAGCTCCTGTCATGGATATATTAGATACTGATGCAATGGCAAATCATGTGGCGGATGTACTTGGTGTACCAGCTAAAGTTTTACGATCTGAGGGTGAAGTACAGCAGATGAGAGAAGAAAGACAAGAGGCACAAGCAGCACAAACAGAATTAGATCAAGCAGAACAAATAGCAAAAGCTGCGGGATCTGCAACACCAGCATTAAAGGAGGTAATGGGTGGCTGATCCACAAAAAATAATTGAACAACTTAAAAAAGATTACCAACATATATTTGATACAGATGAGGGTAAGAGAGTTTTATCAGATTTACAAAGACGATGTTTTTTTACAGTTAGTACATTTGTACCAGACAATGCAAACGAAACCTTTGTAAGAGAAGGGCAGCGAAGTGTTGTTCTTCATATAATTAACATGATAACCAAAAAGGAAACCTAATGGAAGAAAATCAGACAACTGCACCCGAACAACAAACGGAGCAGCCTGGAGCAATCCAACAACCAACAACACCACAAGAAACAACTTGGATCTCTTCACTACCAGAAGATTTACAATCAAATGAATCATTAAAAAAATTTAGCTCAATTGAATCCCTGGCAAAAAGTTATGTCAATGCGGAGAGTATGATTGGTGCTGATAAAATGATTAAGCCAAATAAAAATTTTTCGGATGAAGATTGGAATAATTTTTATACAGCTGCGGGGCGACCTGATGAGGCAAAAAATTATGAGATTACTTATGAAACAGATAATCCAGAAGCATTAGATAATTTTAAAACATCAGTACACAAATTAGGATTATCTACTTCACAAGCCCAGGGCATTCTCGATTATTATACAGAAATGAATAAAGGGGCAACTGAGGCTGCAACAAGAGATTTAGAACAACAAAAACACCAGCAAGAGTTAGAGCTAAGAAAAGAATTAGGACAGCAGTTTGAGCCAAGTGTAATGAAAGCAAGACAAGCTGCACAAACTTTTGCAAGTGAAGAAATATTAAATATACCTTTAGCGGATGGATCTACATTTAAAGATCATCCCGCTATTATAAAAATGTTTATGGGTATAGCTGATAAGATGGGTGAGGATGTTATTCGTGCAGAAGGTGATACTAATTTCTTATCACCAATTGAAATTGATAAACAAATTGCAGAATTAACACAACCTAATATGCCTTACTGGAATAAAACACATCCAGATCACGATAAGGCAGTAGCCCAAGTATTAGAATTGCGGGAAAAGAAACCAAGAGATAATCCCGAAATAAGTTTCCAACCAGGAATGGTAGGATAGATCACAACCGAAAGGCGATCAAGACAGCTGGGAAAGACTAGAAATCTAAAAGATTTAAAATCCAGGAAAGCCCCATGATGGATAAGCTAACCGATTTAAACAAAACTATGAAAGGAAAATTGTTATGTCAGTAAATGTAACAACTTCTTTTGTGGAGCAATATTCCGCTAATGTTCAGATGCTATCCCAGCAAATGGGATCAAAACTTAGAGGAGCAGTTGATGTCGAATCAATCAAAGGAAAAAATGCTTTCTTTGAACAAATCGGCAAAGTTACAGCTCAACTAAGAACATCAAGACATGGAGCAACTCCACAAATTGATACTCCACATTCTAGGCGTAGATTAAATACTGCGACTTACGAGTGGGCAGACTTGATTGACGATGCTGATAAAATCAGAATGTTAATCGATCCGACTTCTTCTTATGCTAAAGCAGCAGCTGCGGCTATGGGAAGAGCAATGGATTCAGTAATTATAACAGCAGCTCTAGGTGCAGCAGATACAGGTGTATCTGGTGGTACTTCAACTGCCCTACCATCTTCTCAAAAAGTAGCTCATGGTAGTGCTGGTTTAACTGTTGCTAAGTTACTATCCGCAAAAAAAATCTTAGACGAAAACGATGTAGATCCATCTGTAAAAAGATACTGTGTAGTATCTCCGGAACAGATTGAAGATCTATTAAATCTTACTGAGGTAAAGAGTTCTGACTTTAATACTGTTAAAGCTCTAGCCCAAGGTGATATTAATTCGTTCTTAGGATTTGAATTTATCACATCTAACTTACTTACAGCAGATGCAACTCCAAGCAGACAAGTTATTGCTTTTGCAGCTGATGGTATCAAGTTGGGTATTGGTAAAGATATAACCGCTAAAATAAGTGAAAGAGATGACAAATCTTATTCTACACAAGTTTATTATTGTATGGACTTAGGGGCAACCCGAATGGAAGAAGAAAAAGTTGTTGAAATCGCTTGTAACGAATAGGAGATAAATTATGGCTAGTGTGAAAAGTGTAAACATTACTAATCTTGATGCATCTCCTAGTGTGATGATTGATTCTAATAATTCATCCAGCCCAATTATGGTTTGGCATGATACTTATGAAGCATCATCTTTAGCGAGTGGATCAGATATAACTATCGGAAGAATACCAGCGGGTGCAACAATTCACGATGTAATCTTGAAATGTGATGCTCTTGGTGGCTCTTCAACTTTAAAAGTTGGTGATTCTGATGACGATAACCGCTACTTAGAGGCTGTCGGCACATGGAACGCAGCTGTGCAAGTTCAATCTATGCTTGGCGGATCAACTGCTGCTAATACCGCTGTTGCGGGATTAGGTTATAAGT